AGGTTATATTGACAAAGTACGTACAGTTGTGGTAAACTTAAAGTCAAGAAGTCTTTCTTTATGATTAAACTTATAATATTCAAAAAAGATCTAGTCCTTGTTGCTAGAGTGGAAGAGGTTGCAGCGTCAGTGCCTGGTGAACCTGACTGTAAACTCATACAACCATTTGAGTTGAAGGGTGAGTACTTAGAATCATGGCCTTCATTCTCTAGTCAACGTGAAGTGATGATGTCATCGGATAGTTTTCTAACTATACTAGAACCAGATAAACATCACCTAGATAATTACCAGGCACTCACCGCAAAGAATGTCACAGAAAAAACTTAAGATACTATGGTTATACCCTAACCAACACATGAGAGTAACACCACCTGGTGGTGTTGCTATTATCACAGCATGTCTAAAAAGAGCAGGTTATCATAACATAGATTTATTTGATGCCACATGGTATCCAGTTGATACGAATGAGGATTTTGCTAGACCAGACAGAGACATAGAGAGATCTAAAAGACAGATGTTTCCTGAGTATAAGTGGGAGAGAACTGATTTAGATCCTAATATGTTCATGCTTGAAGATACTGACATGTATACTGCATGGAGACAAAAAGTAATAGATTTCAAACCAGACGTTATTATATCATCAGTTGTAGAAGACACTTATTATCTGTGGAGAAAATTCATGGATCAAGTCACTGATAGAAAATTTATTAGTGTAGCAGGTGGTGTTTTTTGCACATATTTCCCACAAGCATTTGAAGGTAAGTGTGATTATATTTTGAGAGGAGAAGGTGATGAGGTAATGGTAGAGTTGATGGATCTTATTAGTGATGGTAAAGATGGTCATCATCTAATGAACGTGCATCCTAATCCGATGAGACCTGCAATGAATGTCAATACATTGCCACCAACAGATCATGCAATTTTTGATGAGAGATCATTGTATAGACCCTTTGCTGGTAAGATAATAAAAATTGCTACGGTAGAAACACAACGTGGATGTCCATTCAAGTGTAAGTTCTGTAACTCACCATCCAATGCAGCTCTTTATAAGGGTGAGACAGACAGTTTATTCTTTAGAAAAAGAACTGTACAGCATCAAGAAGAGGAGATTATAGATCTTATCGAGAAGCACGACATAGAAGTCCTATGGATTGTAACAGATACTTTCCTCACTATGTCAAAGAAAGGTTTTGATGAGTGGGCAGAGATGTATTCCAAATATAAATTACCATTCTTTACTCAGACAAGACCAGAGTTGTTGACACCTTATCAAGCAAGGACATTGAAAGAATTAGGATGTATAAAAATGAACATGGGTGTAGAACATGGTGATCCAAAATTTCGTAGAGATGTCATAGGTAGGATATATGATAATCAACGAGCGATAGATGCATTTGCGATTGCTAGAGAAGCAGGTCTTTCTACTACCTGTAACTTTATCATAGGATACCCATATGAAACTATGGAGAATTGTATGCAGTCTGTTGAGTTAGCAGCAAAACTGGGGTGCACTGACACTAATGCTTTCATTTACACACCCTATCATGGCACACCTATGAGAGACATGTGTGTTCAAGGAGGATTTATTGAAGATGATTTGATTGTTGAGATGAGAAGTGATGATCAGGGTACATATTTGAACATGCCTAAACCATATATGAGTCGTGAAGAGATACAGTATATGTTTGATAATTTTGTCAGACTATTCCGTGAACGTGAGAGGGAGTTGAAAGGAGAGTCAGTCTCTGCTACACTGTCTGCATGAGATATTATACAAATGTTCAGATGGTCGGGAATGATTTTCTCGTCCGTGGATATGAAGGTGGCAAAAGTTTTACATCAAGGGAGTCTTTCCAACCCACGATGTTTGTCCCTGCCAAGAAAAAAACAAAATATAAGACTTTAGATGGCAAGTATGTGCAGAGTATACAACCTGGCACAGTACGAGAGACCAGAGAGTTTATTAGAAGTCATGAAAACGTAGAAAATTTTCAGGTGTATGGAAATAATAGGTACATATATCAGTATATTTCTGATAGATATCCAGAGACTGAGATAAAATTTGATGTCAAGAAGATGAATCTTGTCACGATTGATATCGAGGTTCAATCTGAAAATGGATTCCCTACTGTAGAAAAATGTGATGAGGAGATGCTGCTCATCTCACTTCAAGATTATAATACAAAACGTATTTTGACCTTTGGTGTAGGTCCTTATAGGACACAAGATAAGATGGTCAAGTATGTGCAATGTAACGATGAACATGATTTACTGACACACTTCCTAAACTACTGGAGTCACAGTCCTCCTGAGGTTGTAACAGGGTGGAATTGTCAATTATATGACATACCATACCTTGCAAAAAGAATAACTAGAGTGTTAGGTGAAAAAGCATCTAAAAAATTATCACCTTGGGGATTGGTCACACATGAAGAGATTTACCTAACAGGTAGACCTCATCTGATATACGACATTGGTGGTGTTACAGTACTAGATTACCTCGATTTATATAAGAAGTTTACATACAAGGCACAAGAATCATACAGACTTGATTATATTGGTGAAGTAGAACTAGGAAAGAAGAAACTTGATCACTCAGAATATGATACGTTCAAAGATTTCTACACAAAAGATTGGAATAAGTTTGTAGATTACAACGTGCAAGACGTTAGACTCGTTGACAGTCTAGAAGAGAAGATGAAACTCATAGAACTTGCCATCACTATGGCATTTGATGCAAAGGTAAACTTTACTGATGTGTTTTATCAGGTTCGTATGTGGGACATGATAATATACAACGATTTGAAGAGGAAAGGTATTGTTATACCACCTAAGAAAGACCAAGATAAAAGTGAAAAATATGCAGGTGCTTATGTGAAAGAACCTATACCTGGCATGTATGACTGGGTTGTGTCCTTTGACCTCAACTCACTGTATCCTCATCTTATAATGCAGTATAATATATCTCCCGAAACTGTTCTTGATAAACGGTTTCCCTCAGTATCCGTTGATAAACTGTTGAATGAGGAGGTAGATCTATCAAGTCTTAAAGATGTGACAGTCTGCCCTAATGGTGCCATGTTTACTACTAAGAAACGTGGGTTCCTACCAAAACTTATGGAGAAAATATACAATGAACGTGTCATCTACAAACGAAAGATGTTGGAAGCGAAGAAGAATTATGAAAAAGCACCTTCCAAGAGTCTTGAAAAGGAGATCGCAAGATGTAACAACATCCAAATGGCGAAAAAGATCCAACTTAATAGTGCCTATGGTGCTATCGGTAATCAGTATTTTCGCTATTATATGCTTGCGAATGCTGAAGCTATTACTCTCGGAGGTCAGTTCAGCATTCGGTGGATCGAGCGTAAAGTCAACAAATATATGAACAAAGTATTAAAAACAAAGGAGAAAGACTATGTTATTGCTTCAGATACTGATTCCATTTATCTTCATATGGGTCCTCTGGTCGAAGTTGTATACAAGGGGAGAGAGAAGAATGTTGAAAGCATCGTCACGTTCATTGATAAGGTCTGTCAAGTCGAACTTGAGAAATATATTTCGGATTCTTATGAAGCGTTGGCAACGTATGTAAATGCTTACGAACAAAAGATGTTCATGAAGAGGGAGACCATTGCTGAACGTGGTATATGGACTGCAAAGAAAAGATATATGCTCAATGCATGGGATATAGAGGGAGTTAGATTTGCTAAACCCAAACTAAAGATGATGGGTATCGAAGCAGTCAAGTCGTCTACCCCTGCACCGTGTCGTAAAATGATTAAAGATGCTATCAGCATCATTATGAATGAATCTGAGGAAAATGTTCAAAGATATATTGAGAAAATGAAGATTGAGTTTCGTAATATGAACCCTGCTGATATAGCGTTTCCTAGAACTTGTAACAATGTCGCCAAGTATAAAAGTCACTTGACCATTTATCAGAAAGGAACACCAATACATGTCAGAGGATCACTATTATTCAATCATTATCTAAAAGAGAAAAATTTATTGGGTAAATATAATGTAATCAACAATGGCGAGAAGATTAGATTCTGTTATCTAAAGAATCCTAACCCCATGCGTGAGAATGTTATATCATTCATCAACGATTTTCCAGTAGAATTAGGTCTAACACCCTATATTGATTACGATTTACAGTTCAGTAAATCATTTATTGAACCACTGAAGGCGATACTAGATGCTATTGGTTGGTCAGTCGAAAAGATTGCCACACTAGACTCTTTCTTTATTTGATGCTATGATGTACACAACACTATTACTAAATGGACTTACCTATAGATGATAGGGAACTAGGACTAATCGTAAAGTCTCTGACTTTGGGTGGAAGTTCTTCCTTATATCAAAAACTGAAACTTGTCAAGGAAGTTAGGGCAGAATACCCTAATGGAGCTTACAAAAAAATACTTAGAGAACAATACGGGATGGTTATCTAATGAGAGAACAACTTATCAGAGCACTTCTAGCACATGCACAGGGAGATATCCAAAAGCATGTAGCAAATGTAGAAGTCTACCTCACTAACCCTGCAGGTATTGGAGAACACTCCGATATCACAGAGGCAATAGAAACTGAATTGAATATTATTGCTAAGTACCAAGATCAGATAGACGTGATAAACAAATACTTCAAGAAGTAATGTTCTTTGATAAGATTAGTCTGGTAACAGGTGGATTTGACCCAATACATAGTGGTCACATACAATATTTTGCAAGGGCAAAAGACCTATCAAACTATCTTGTGGTAGGATTGAATGGTGACCCATGGTTGACAAGAAAGAAAGGTCAATACTTTCAATCTTGGACAGAACGTGCAGATATTGTACGTCATCTAGACATGGTTGACGCTGTGATATCATGGGATGATGCTGATGACTCTGCCTGTGGTGCAATAGACAAGTGTCTTGACATCGCAGAGCAGGTTATCTTCTGTAATGGTGGTGATCGTGCCAAGGGAAACACACCTGAACTTGACAAATTCGTCAGCAATGATAGAGTGAAGTTTGAATGGGGTATCGGTGGCACTGATAAGATGAACAGTAGTTCTTGGATACTACATGGTTACTTTGAACGCCAACGTAAATTATTAGGTATTTAATTATGGATTTATTGAACGAGATAGTAAAGGAGATAGGTTCGGACTATGCAAAAATTGCATCCGATAAAGAAAGTACTGAGACGTATATCGACACTGGATCATATGTTTTTAATGGACTCGTTAGTGGGTCTATTCTTGGCGGTGTTTCTAGCAGTCGTATTACTGCTATTGCTGGTGAAACGTCAACTGGTAAAACTTTCTTCTCCCTCGCAGTTGTCAAGAATTTTCTGGACAATAACCCTAATGGTTATGTTTTGTATTTCGATACTGAGAGTGCTGTCAATAAAGAACTACTTGAGTCTAGGAACATAGACACAAAAAGAGTTGGACATATTGAAGTTGTCACTGTAGAGGAGTTCCGTAACAAGGCACTCAAAGCGTTAGACATTTATATAGATAAACCAATAGAAGAACGCACACCTTGTCTCTTTGTACTAGACTCACTAGGTATGCTTTCTACAGAGAAAGAAATACGTGATGCACTAGACGACAAGAATGTCAGAGACATGACAAAATCCCAACTTGTCAAAGGTGCATTTAGAATGCTAACACTCAAATTAGGTCAAGCAAATGTCCCACTCATTGTCACAAACCATACGTACGATGTCATCGGAGCTTACGTACCAACTAAAGAGATGGGAGGGGGTTCGGGACTCAAGTATGCAGCGAGTACAATCATTTATCTCAGCAAAGCAAAGGAGAAGGATGGAACGGAAGTCGTTGGAAACATTATCAAGGCAAAGACTATCAAATCGAGGTTGAGTAAAGAGAATAAAGAAGTAAAGATACGATTATTCTATGATGAACGTGGTCTTGACAAGTACTATGGTCTACTAGATCTTGCAGAGAAACATGATGTTATCAAGAAGGTTGGTAATCGTTATGAAATTAAAGGCAAGAAGGTGTATGCTAAAGAAGTATACTCTAACCCAGAGAAGTACTTTGATAATGAGATCATGCAAGCACTAGACGAGGTATCTAAGAAAGAGTT